CGGAAAAGTTTGTGTTCTGGCTGTTCTTTGCGCATATGGTCGGATTACTCGTTTCATGCGCAACTGCGTTTGTTGTGATGTTTGGTATAATGATAGGAGTGTATTGATATGAGCAGAAGCCGCGACCTTTTTATTGCGAGCGTGCATGTCCTAAAAAACCGGCCTAAGCTACTGATGGCGCTTGTGGCTGAAGTGGAAAAACAGAAAAAATCCGGGGACTTAAAGGCAGACGAATGCGATGTTATTTTGAAGGAAGTAAATAGAGTACGTAACTACGCGCTATAATAGCCTGTTGCCTTTTTGTGAGAAATACGTGATAATAGACTCATGGTTGTGAAAAAGTGGTCACAACATTTTTGATGATTATATTATGAAAGGTTTATTATGGCACACGAAATCGAAACAATGGCATATGCTGGTGAAGTACCTTGGCATGGTTTGGGCGAGAAAGTTCCTTCTGACCTAAGTCCTGAACAGATGTTGAAAAAGGCTGGCCTTGATTGGACAGTTAATAAGGTTCCTGCATTCGCTGATATTAATGGCAAACAAGTGAACGTAGGTTGGTCTGCGCTAACACGTTCTTCTGATGATTCAATCTTAGGCGTTGTGTCTAATGAATGGAATCCAGTACAGAACCATGAAGCGTTTGAATTTTTTGATGAGTATTGTAAAGCTGGTGACATGGAAATGCATACAGCAGGGAGTTTGAAGAATGGACAGATTGTATGGGCTTTGGCTAAAGTTAGTGATTCATTTGAATTATTCAAGGGCGACCAAGTCGATTCTTATTTACTTTTTACAAATCCTCATCGCTTTGGTCAGTGTATCGATGTTCGCTTTACTCCTATCCGAGTTGTATGCAATAACACTCTCACACTTTCCCTCAATCAGAAGTCTGATCGAGTAGTTAAAAAGAACCATAGAACTATCTTTGATGCAAATGAAGTAAAACAAACTCTTGGCATTGCTACTGAGAAGTTGGCAAAGTATAAAGAGATGGCTGCATTCTTGGGTAGCAAGCGTTACAACGGTGAGTCTGTTAGAGAATACTTTAACTCAATCTTCCCAGTACTTGCCTACAATAAAGAAAAAGGCCCACAACGTAAAGACCTATCTAAGTCTGCTACACGTGCCATGGAAGTATTAAACACACAACCAGGTCATAAGTTTGCAGAAGGTAGCTGGTGGCAAGCATTTAATGCTGTGACATATTTGACTGACCATGAAATTGGTCGCTCAGCAGACACACGCCTACAGTCAGCATGGTTTGGTGCTAACAAGAACTTGAAAGTAAAAGCCCTTGAAACTGCCGTTACATTTGCTGAAGCTGCCTGAGCCATTTAGGCCAGTCAGACGATTTGTAGTGAGTGATGAGGATGGACCGCTTCGGCGGTTCTTCTCTCGTGAGGATGCTGAGCACTTCATGAATGGCGATCCTTCTTTATCATTAACTGAAATAGCAAAAGTGAAGAAGCCAAAGTTCAATAAACAAAAATGGTTAGCATCGTTGCCAGAGGCTCCTTTCTAATATATAATGTAATGTGCAATTGTTTAGTATACGTAATATGGATGCGGTTTAGATGGGGAGGCAAGATCCACTTCATTAAGAGCCGTACCTGGTTTGGTTTCCATACAACATGGGTTAGCCCAAATGGAACAGAGTGGGAGTACACTCTTGCTAAACCAAAGAAACATCCTTGGTGGTACATTCCATTGTGTTATAAAGGTATTGTAAAGAAATTGTTGTAATCCCTTCGAAGCGAAGGCATGTTGGACGTGGGTTCGATTCCCACCTGCTCCACCAAAAGCACACTACAGGTGCGAGAACAATGCCGAAAGGTGTTTGTTGATCTGGCGACTTGGTACGACTCACTCTTGTTCGCGTTATAGTGTGCTTTTGCTGGGGCAGACCTGGTTTCGACAGCGTGAGATAGTAGAGACGGCAACACGGGAATGTGAAACTCGATAGGATTGGGGAAACTCGGTCGAAGAAACAAAACTAGTAACTGCAAACGATGAAAAGTTCGCATTGGCAGCCTAAACTAGGCTAGTCGGAGTTTTACCAGTTGAACTTGGCAACAGAATCAACTGGTACTGGATTAGATAAATAATCTTATGTTTACCGTAAATCCAATAACGATATACAAAAATCCTACTTGTATCAATGAGGTAGCTCCTACAAGGCTTTTTACAAGAAAGGCTGATTACTTTGATAAGGATGGATTCGAGCTCACGGAGATCGAATGTGAGTATTATATGTGTAATGGATTATCGTTAGACAACAATATTTTGAACCACCATTCTCACCAACAGGAATGGTTCATGCAGGATAAGGATCAGAACTTATTTCTTGATCATAGCGTCGTACTCCACCGATGCGATTTCGCCGAGCATGCTCGAGAGCAGCTCTTACAATTTCAACTACAACTCCCAAAGCTAACATATCTCTTACAATGTAAGCAAAAATGGGGGTTGGATTTCTGTCTTGACTACTTCGATGGAGAAGCGATGTACGAAGTCATACACATTGAGACAGACTTTTTCAATATAGAGGAGTTTACTGCCTATAAGGAAAACATCGAGAAGTTTGTCCTTGCCACTGATTGGAAGGACGCAGCAAAGCGATTGATATCAAAGAAGGACGAATGGTCTTCTTTAGTCGGATTTGCACAGAACGATTGGAAAGCCAGATTTTTTGGTTTCCCTAAAGCAGAATTAACCCATAAAGCTCTTGTATGTTAACTGATTTTATTGTAGAATACTGGGTATATGCCTGGCTACAATATTGGTTTAGCCCATTCCAGATGATTGGGAACATACACAACTCTACGCAGAATATTTGCCAGTAGACATTAATCTCTTTTTGTGGGATAATGTAAAGAGCTGTACAAATCAAAGGAGGTATTATGAATAGGTTAGTATTTTTGCCTATCCTTAAAAACTTCGAACTAATGTTCAGAGGCTTTTATTTTTTAATTGGACTATTGATTGTAGTCCTAGCGATAAACTTTGCGCTTGATGCAAAGACCAAACGTTACATTGCAATGACTGGTTTACCGGCCAACATGTCAGTTAAGGAAAAGGAAAACCAAATCCAATGCTTAACACAGAACGTATATTGGGAAGCAGCAGGCGAACCGTTTGAGGGTAAGGTTGCGGTAGCGCAAGTTACTCTTAATAGAATGAATAGCGGTAAGTTCCCATCAAGCGTTTGCGGTGTCGTGCAACAACGTAATGTGTTCTACGATAAGGTTGTGTGTCAGTTCTCGTGGTTTTGTGAGACGACACATAAAACAAGACCTGTGCATCCTAAGATGTATGAGGAAAGTGAAGAAGTAGCAAAGAAAGTATTACTTGAAGGTTTCAGACTTGACGGACTAAGAGAGGCTTTATATTATCATGCAGACTATGTCAACCCAAAATGGAACAAACAACGAATTGGAAAAATTGGACAACATATCTTCTACAAAGATAAACCAATTTGAAAGGTTTGTGAGAGTAATGAAAAAAGTAGTTGCGGAAAAGATATCACATCTATCATCAGAGGGAATTGGATGGCTGGCTGTAGTGTTTATTCATTGTGCCACCATTCCTTCTCTCTTATCATTAATTTTCGCTGTGTCGGATAAATTACCATCACTGGATGTAGTGATGTTCGCTTGGAGTGGCTTGTTGTTGTTTTTCCTCAAAGCGTTGATTAATAGAGACATGTTGAATATAATAACAATTGGCATTGGATTCTTTATCCAAGCCTTCTTACTAGCACTGGTAGTTTTTAAATGACAGAAGAACAACAAATCAATAGTATCATCAATGTCCAAGACTTTCTACAAAAGATCGAACAGATCGCTGAAGAGAAACGTATGGAACATTTAGATGCTGTATTGTATTACTGTGAGCAAACAGGACTTGAGATCGAAACTGCTGCAGAGCTTATTCGCAAGAATGCTAAGATGAAAGCTCGCGTACGGTTAGATGCTGAGAGTGCTGGTTACTTTCCTAAGAGTGCAAAATTACCTATTTGAAATAAATTAAATTATGACTGGTTATGAGGCATACAAGTTGTATGTCGCTTTGAAGAATCATTTCAACTCTGATACATATGACTTTTTTCGTTATGGCGGCAAAACAAGAGCAAACGTTAAATCGTTTGAAACAAGGCACGACAAATACTTCTTCAGTAAGTTAGCAAAACAAAAGGATCCACAGTCTTATATTCTTGCTAATATTATTGAAGATAGTCCAAACGTTTGGGTTGGCGACTTAGCTAATGAACAAAGAGCTGAAGACAATTACAAACGTTGGCTCAAGCGTCAAGAATCTTTAACATACAATTTTACTAATGATCTCGATAGTCTTGATTCTGTATATAATAACAACCTTATTGTGGATGGTAGCAACCACCCCATATTATTAAAGTTGCTTATTCAGAATAAGGTCTCAATTGAGACGGTAGTTATTTTGAATGACCTTTGTGGTTTCTTTAGACACTGGAACAAAAACATTGAAGAAGATGTTATTTGGCCTATGATATACAAAAAGTGTAAGAAGTATAAACCCTTCCTTAGGTTTGATAAGGATAAACTAAAGCAAATAGTTGTTGACAAATTTGCAATAAAGAGGTAATATAAATACTTCTACATTATGGTAGTTTGTGGAATACAACGAATACACTTTTATACAACGTTATACGGAGAATACATATGAGCTCATTTGCCTCACTCAAGAAAAATAGTAAGTCACAATTTGACAAGCTAATCAACGAAGTTCAGAAACTGAACGCCCCAGCCCAAGGTTCACAAGATGACAATCGCTTCTGGAAACCAGAAGTAGATAAAGCAGGTAATGGCTATGCTATTATTCGCTTCTTGCCAACACCAGGCGCTGACGGAGATGAAGGTACACCATACGTGCGTATCTGGGATCATGGATTCCAAGGTCCAGGCGGTTGGTATATCGAGAAGTCTCTAACTACTCTTGGCCAAAAAGATCCAGTAAGTGAATACAACTCTCAGTTGTGGAACTCAGGCATCGAAGCCAATAAAGAATTAGTACGTAAGTACAAACGTCGTCTTTCATTCATCTCTAACATCTATGTTGTTAAAGATCCTGCTCATCCAGAAAACGAAGGCAAGGTAATGCTATTCAAGTATGGTAAGAAGATATGGGACAAGATTGAGTTGGCTATGAATCCAGAGTTTGAAGATGAAGTTAAGATCAACCCATTCGACTTCTGGGACGGTGCTAATTTCAAACTAAAGATTCGTAAGGTTGAAGGATATCGCAACTACGACAAGTCAGAGTTCGAACCAAAAGCTCCATTGATGGAAGATGATGATGAGTTGGAAAACGTTTGGAAGCAAGAACACTCTTTAGCAGCGTTCGTAGATCCAAAAGAGTTTAAGTCTTACGATGAGTTAAAAACTCGCTTGAATAAGGCTTTAGGTTTGGATGGCAGTCCAGCGGCAGCCCGCACGACAGCAGCAGAGTCTAAGGCAGCACCATGGGATGATCCAGAACCTGTAGCACAAGCTCCTGTTCAACGAACAGCTGCGGCAGCTCCTGCTCCTGTTAAGTCATTAGAGCCAGCATTTGACGATGATGATGAAAATATGGATTTCTTCAAGCGCTTAGCTGAAGAAGATTAAAGAAAGGGGACTTCGGTCCCCTTATTTGTTTTCTAGCTTGTTAACCTTTTCTGTTAACTCATTTACAGCTTCAATTAATAAGCCTATCATCTTTTCATAATTGACAGCCTTATAACCGTTATCTCGCGTTACCACTACTTCAGGTAGCACCTGCTCAACTTCTTGGGCGATAATTCCTGTATCGTGCTTTCTTATAAAGTATCCATCGATACCGCCACGCATCATTATATAATCTTCTGACCAATCAAACGTAACACCACGAATTGCATTTACTTTGGCTAATGCATCCTCAATAGGCTTAACGTTTTCTTTCAATCTAATATCTGAAGCATAATAAGCTGTAACATCACTAGTAGCTCGAATTTCTCCTACTATACCAGATGCATTGGTACCGACCCCCATTGAAACAGCATATACAGTATTATTAGCTCGTAAAGGTCCTTGCAGTACTGTTGTAAGACTTGTATTGCTTTGAGTGAGTGTACCTGTAGTTGTGATGTCGCCAATAGTTACTGCTTTGGTAGTTGTGTTGCCGTTTCCTAATACAGAATCTATTGTTGGTGAGAATGATATAGTAGCCCAATGAGTGGAAGATCCATTAGAGGCTAATACTTGTCCAGCTGTACCCAATGAGCCGTTAGCAGACAGACCACCAATTGTTGTTGTCCCACCTACCTGTAAAGAAGACGTTACATTGGCAAATCCAGTAATTGTTGTGTTGCCAGCTGCTAGTGTTGTAATCCCTGACACCGCTCCGCTGAACGTTGCTCCGCTCAATAGAGCATACGAACTCATTTGACTGTTACCAGCATAATAGCTAGCAGGTTGCCCGTTTAAGTAGGCAGCATTGTTGGCAGTTAGGGCTGTATTCGATTGGCCTGTAAACGTAACTCCATACACGACGTTAGCTTGTATGTCTGCTATTCTAAATGTATTGTTTGATGTATCAATATAAGGGCTTGCATCTGGCTCAGGCACATACTGATCAAAAAACTTCCAACGAGCATCAGTGGCATCTCTAAAGATGCCAGCATGACGGTATGTGCCATCATTATAGTTACCAGCAATACCTAAGTCTGGATGGGTTACAGCTGACCCACTATTGAGATAAATCATATTATCTTCAACAGACAAGTTAGTTGCATTGACTGTAACGGTATTTCCAGAAACTGTCAAATTGCCATCAATCTGAACGGATCCTGTAGTTCTGATATTATTAGCAGTAAGGTTAGCACTGACGCTAGCATTGCCAATAATATTAGCAAATCCAGTAATAGTTGTATTGCCGGTAGATAGTGTTGTGATACCGGATACTGCACCACTAAACGTTGCACCTGTTAGATTAGCTTTTAGACCTAATTGAGTATTGACGTAAGTATTGGAAGCAGCATAGGCTACTGCATTAGTATATGCTGCAGCAGCTTTGCCTGTCGCGTCGGCACTAGCAATTGACACTGCATTCGAGTAAGCAGTAGCAGCGATTGTGCCTGCATATGTAACTGCATTGGAGTATGCATTCGATGCTGTGTTGGTGAGTGCGCTAGTTGTGGCATAACCAGCTAATATGGTGTTTGTGTAGGTGACTGCATTCGAGTAAGCAGCTGACGCATTACTAGTTGCTGATAGAGCAGCTGTCTGAGCTAAAGCATAAGCTGTCTTAACTGCATTAGCCGTTGCTGCTATTGTAATGCTTGTATTATCTACAGCGTCAGATAATTGTACAATGCCTGGTACTGATGTGTTGGCTGCAGCGACATCGAATGTCAATGATTTTACACTTGTGTTGCTAGCAGTAATTGATAGATTGTTGCTTGATATGAAATTTACTGTATCACCGCCACTCGCTTTAATGCCAGAGGCCCCATTTACCTGCCATGTCTGAAATGAACTAGTGATACTTTCAGCGGATCCCCAATACACATTACCAGTATCGCCAGCTGTAAGTAATATCTGACCAGTTGATCCAGCTGAACCGTTTGCGTATAGCTGCTTTTGTATTTGAACGGTATTACTAAAAACAGAAACACCACTAGCATTGAATATGCTATTGGTACTAAATGATGATGCGTTACTTTGGAAAGACATCTATTATTTATAGCCTATTCTAAACTATGCATATGCTGTAAAATGTTTAGTGAATGCTCCTAATGATCCGCGAGAAGCAATTGGAGAAGGTATAGGGGGTTGGGGAGGGGCTTCCTTATTGCCTGTTCCTCCTTTTGTAGAGTTATCCACGCTAGCTACAGAAGTAGATGATCCAGGCCTTGCAGCATGCTTAACGCCTTGCGACATATTATTTACTTCCTGACCAACATTACTTCCAGTAGTTATAGCTTCTCCTGAACCGGCCATGACGGGGTTACCTGAACTATCAGTTAGAACTCCTGCTCCCTCACCCTTGCCACCATTTCTAATCATAGCGACAATCTTAGCAGCTCTATTACCAACTTGGCTATACCACTTACTATCTTCTAAGCTTCTAGCAGCACCTTCAGTATCTCCAGAGGCTAATGCTTTTGTAAAATTAGGCCACTTCTTATACCATCCTGGACCCATATTAAATGTTAAATCTGTAAGAGCGGCCTTACCAGTTGCGTTAAGTTGTTCGTATCCTGGAATCTTCTGTGCTGCTTCTTTATGGTGCTTGTAGTCTTGAGCGAATAAAGAATCAACCTCGCCCATTGAGAATTCTCTATTCCACTCTGGTGGAAGAGACTTACCATCACCAATTAGATGCCCAACACCAACCGTCCACAATCCCAAGCTATCTTTGTATGGCTTTGTACGAACGCCTTCATGCTGCTTAATCATGTCCATGACTGGCTTATCTTCGCCACTCATTTCTGGTACTTTTATGCCAGTCTTGGCTCCTGGTTTAATTCCTACACCACCACTAGGCTTAATGCCAAACCCTGAAGGTGTTTCTTTAGATTCAGGTGTAGGAGCTTCCCCGCCTGAAGCACTACCCTCTGGTCCTCCTTCTGGTTTATCGTCACCGCTCATCGCCATAGCTACTCCGCCGACAGCTGCGCCGCCAGCAACGACAGCAAGACCTCTTCCAACACTACCTGCGCCAAGTAACTTTACAATCTTCATAGTAGATGTGATCGCGGAAGCAATGCCTCCAATCATCTTGGCGCCGAAGTATGTCGTGAGAGCAATGCCTGCTGCCTTTAGAGCAGTATTGAATCCTCCCAATCCTTGTTCTTCATTTTGTCCCATGGTCTCGCTAAGACCATCAGCAAATCCGCCTAAGAAGCCTTTGATTTGATCTTGTGTTTCTTTTGGCAAAACTGTATACACTATGCCAGCCATCGCTGCTACCACAGCTGGGTTAGTAAACAATCCTTTAAGTAAGCCAAAAATACCTTGCTCTTTTTCTTTTTCTTTTGGAGCAGGGACACCTGATGGGCCAGGTGCCTCTTCTTGTTGCGCGCCCATAGGAGTCATCTTCACTCCAAGAGCTTTTGATAGACTGCTATTCATTATTCCTAATGATGTAGCAATAATATTCATCGAGCTTGTTAATGCTGCTATTGTATTTGATGTGTCTGGTTTGTCTTTAGTTTGTTCGTTGGCTTTTACCCGGCCAGCATTTTTAGCAGCAACGTTAGTCAACAATCTTGCTTTTTTGTTGATGCTTTGTACAATCTTATCAAGCTCGTTAATTTTATCATCTGTGGCTGCAGCTCGTTTTTCCAAATCAACAAGTCTGCCTCGAACTAGTGCTAAATCGCTATGAGCAAATTCAACTTCTTTTGCTACATAATTGTGTTTAGTGGTTACCTCATTCAACCATGCTTCTAAATTTTCCGTACGCTTGGATAGTTTTGGTAGATTCTTTTTATTGGCCATTAGTATGCTCCTACTGTTACAGAGTAGAATGCTGGAGACGACTGAATAGGCGTCTTCTGGTTAGATATAATTGTTGTAGAATTATCAACAGCTATTACGCTTATTCCTCCAGCCGTTTGGGCAAGGTCTGTATCAGCGCGTTCCACCTTGATAGAACTTTCTTTTATTTCCGATCCAGCCGTTGAGGATGAAGGAGCAGGCTCTGCTTCTTTGGGTGAAGGAACGCTTGCAGCAGGAGGTTCTTGTGGAGCTGTATTACTCGTTGGTGCTTTACTTTCTGCTGCAGCGGGAGGAGGCTCTCCTGTTGGCTCGCCAGTGATTGCGATAGGAGCTGCATCTTCTTGCTCTGTGTCTTGATCCTCGGCCACATCATCGCCGGAACCAGTAAACATTTCATACACATCTTTACCAATATCAAAAATATCATACAGCACTAATCCAATCCCAAGCAAAGTACCGACTACTGGTATAGCTTTTAAGAAATTTGTTCCCAAACGGACTAATTTAGGACCGACGACTTTAGAAAGAACTTTCCATTTTTTAAGAAAAGACGTCTTCCCTAACTTTTGACCTTTTTTAAGTTCTTTCTTGGATGCTTTGATATCTTTTTTAGCATCTTTCGATGCATCGGCCATTTTCTTCTTATCCAAGTCTTGTTTAGTCTTCTCTGCATTAACAGCATTACCAGCAAGCCCAAGAACCTCAGCCAACTTCTGCATTTGTTGGAAAGCGCTATAGACGCTTGCAATTGTTTTGACAGCAAAGTATGTTACAAGGATTCCGCCAGCTACAGCCAATCCTATTTTCAGTCTACTCAGTCCCTCATCTGTTAGTCCTAGTCCCTTCAAGAAACCATCGAAGAAACTGAACAACATTTCACGCATCTCTGGACTTAATAGGAAAGGAATAGCTAGAGCTAAGGCAGAGCCTGCAGCTGTAGTCATATCCTTACCGATACCTTTCACTAGCTCTAGAGCTTTGGGTTTATCTTCCTGCTCTGCTTCCTTTGCCTTGTATGCATCGCCACCAGACTGGAGAATGCCGCCAATACGAGACAGCTTGCTACTCGGTTCGCCCTTCTTACCCAACACATCTTGGATCTGAGTGATGATGTTTTTATATGAGTTAAAGGTGTTGACGAGGGTGATTAAATTTTTACGAACGGAAACGACATTACGGGCTGCAAGCAATGATGCTTTCTTTAGCTCCATGGATTGAGCCTTCGTTGCAGATATGACGAAGCTGACGCTGTTTAAGGCAGCGTCTTTAGCTTCATTCATTGCTTGTGTCTTTGTATCAGCCATGTCCCTTAGACTTCAATCTCTCTTGTTCTTTTTCTAAATAATCCTTCAACATATCCACATAAAGATCTCGCTCAAAAGGTATCATATCTTCTATTTCTGTTACCGACCATTTATGATGCTGAGCCAAACTAAACACTAGCGTATAGTAGTTGGCTAAAGAGTTGTGACTCAGCCCAACGTAAAAAAATCATTTAATGTTGTCAGCGGTATTACTTTTTCTTTGCCAAGACTGTTCGTATATTTTACTTCATAATACAACTTTGGCATTGTGGAGAAGAAATCTTGAATCTTCTTAAATGCATTCACGTCAAGAGATTGTACAAACTCGTCCATCTCTTCTGAACTGTAGTCGGACGTAACGTATGTCTGCTCACCATCATTAATTGTTGCAATACAGTTTTTAAGCACTTCAAAAAACACATCCAACTCACCATCAACTGCTTTTAGTGATGATGCAATATCAGCTTTCGGATAACACATTGTGAGCGTGAGGTTATTGCCTACATCAACGACGTTTGTATGGTTAGGATCTTCTTTCATTTCAATTTGATCTAAATCCACCTCTACATCATAACGCTTATCATCTTCCAGATCTCTATATGTCAAGCTAATAATATTGTTGACTGATTTTGCTCTAATTTTGATAAACAAATATTCTAAATCAAACGTCGTCAAATCTTCAATATC